ACCGAAGCCACGTTATACGGCACAGCGGTACACAAAGCGTTTGAGGAGTACATACGAGACGACAAACCCTTGCCAGAGCAGTTCCGGTTGTTCGAGCCTTTTGTGGCGCCGCTCAAGGCTATCAAAGGTACGGTACTGTGCGAGCAAAAGATGGGCATTCGGAAGGACTTTACGCCCTGCGAGTTCTTCGATAAGGAGGTATGGTTCCGAGGCGTGCCAGACTTCTTGGCGGTAAACAAAACCAAAGCTAGGGTGGCCGACTATAAAACAGGTAAATCCGCGCGCTTCGCCGACCCGGATCAGTTGGAGCTTATGGCTGCTATGGTGATGGCGCACTATCCCGAAGTGACCAGTGTGTCCGGCGTGCTGCTGTTTGTGGTGGCTAAAGAAGTGGTGAAGGCAGAATTTAATCGAAAAGACTTGCCAAACATCTGGTCGAAGTGGGCTGGGCGTGCTAGCATGATTGAGTTGGCGGTGGATAACAACGCGTGGGGGGCTAAACCTTCTCCGTTATGTAAGTTCTGCCCACTGACTAACGAGGCATGCGAACACAGGTAAGTATTGCTCTCCCCCCAGCCGCAGGTGGGGTATAACAGCGGCAGTTGCAGGTCGACCTTCCTCCATAAGAAGCGTCTCCCTCGATAGCTGCAACGGACACTCTGGAAAGACAGGGGATTTATTATTAACCACAACAGGTGCACAATGTTTGAACTTCGTAACGACATTCCGGTTCCGCAAGGCGGTCGCCGTAATAAGTACCCCTTTGCTGACATGGCCGTGGGCGAATCTTTTTTTGTTCCCAACCGCAAGCCGACGGTTATGTGGCAAACTAGCAATCGCGCAGCCAAAGTGCTGGGCAAAAAATTCGTTGTCCGCGCAGAGAACGACGGCACCCGAGTCTGGCGCGCCGAGTAGTATAGAGCCCCTTAACGGGGGCCAACACGCATGAGGATTGGCGGTATCCGGTACGCAAGGTTGCAACGCCGTTAGCCCTCAGCCGTGTTGGGGGCAAATGTGGCCATTCCGAGACTACGGATGAGCATTATGCAAAGGAGTGGAACACTAAGCCATGTCCCCGAGCAGCCCACAACTAGAAGCCAGACAGTCGAAACTCGAATGAAACGGGAGGGGCAACAAACCCTCGGTCTGGAAAAGTTGTGACAGCTCGGAATAGACGAGCGCCAAGATTCACTCACCTTGCAAGCTGAGCAAGGAGACAAGGAGAACGGTCATGGCCAAAAAGCGTGACTATAAATAGAGAATACGAGCTGTATCAGGGCACGCCAGAACAGCTTAAGAAACAATCCGAGCGGCACAAGGCTCGGCGCGCGTATGAAAAAGCGCATGGCAAGCTGCCGGACAATATGGATGTAGACCACGTGAAGCCTTTGAGCAAGGGCGGCACTAGCAAACTAAGCAACCTACGGGCATTGCCCAAGTCGAAAAATCGTAGCTTTGCGCGTACCAGTACGAACAAAGTAAAGTAACGTAGTACCTCTCGCAACTAAGGAAGCCATATGCAGATCGTGGAGAATCGCGCGCTGCTGTTTGTTACGCGCAAAGCGGATCAGATTAAAGCCCTGATCCCAAAATCTCATATTCTTGAGCGCAATGGTGCGCTCGCCAAAATCCTCGTCAACTGGGGCCCGGACGAGGTGCAGATTCTGCGCAACCTCAAGATCAAAACGCCGCCGCATCCCATACTGGGTACGTACGCGTGGCCGGGGGTGTATAAACCGTTCGAGCACCAGCGCGAGACGGCGGCGTTCCTAGCCACACACCCACGGTGTTTCTGTTTCAACGAGCCCGGCACAGGCAAGACCTCTGCCGCAGCGTGGGCTGCGGACTACCTCATGAATCAGGGCAAGGTGTCTAGGGTTTTGGTTGTGTGCCCGGTATCGATCATGGACACAGCATGGCGGTCAGACTTGTTCAAGACAGTCATGCACCGTACGGTGGGCATTGCTACAGGCGACAGAAAAAAGCGCGAGGCGGTGATCTCCGGCAACTACGAATTCGTCATAATCAATTTTGACGGCGTAAAGGTGGTCACTCCTGCACTCGCGGCTGGCGGGTTTGATCTTATCATTGTCGACGAAGCCAACGCAGTAAAGAGTGTTTCGACAGATCGCTGGAAGGCGCTTGCCTCTCTAATCCGTGCCGATACTCGGCTGTGGATGATGACCGGCACACCAGCGTCCCAATCTCCGCTGGACGCCTATGGTCTTGCCAAGCTGGTCAACCCTGACGGCGTACCGCGCTTCTTCGGCGCATGGCGCGATAAGGTAATGACCAAGATAACGCAATACAAATGGGTGCCTCGCAATGACTCTAAGACTATTGTGCATGACGCGTTACAGCCGACTATTCGGTACACGAAAGAAGAGTGCTTGGACTTGCCCGATCTGCTCTATGCGACCCGAGAAGTGCCCCTTACACCGCAGCAACAGAAATATTACAGCGCCATCAAAAAAGAAATGATTACCCGCGCTGCGGGCGAAGAAATTACTGCTGCGAATGCAGCAAGCATGCTTAATAAGCTATTGCAGATTAGCGCCGGATGTGCGTATACTGACAACAAAGAAGTAGTGCAGTTCGACATTAAGAACCGCGTGGCCGAACTTGTTAGCATCATCGAAGAGACGGATCGCAAAGTTCTGGTGTTTGTGCCGTTTCGCCATGTCATTGAGATGTTGCGCGAAGAGTTGTCGGCGTATGCAGTTGAAGTGATACATGGCGGCGTAGCAGCGGGCGCCCGAGCGGACATCATCAAACGGTTTCAGACTCAGGACAACCCTCGGGTGCTGCTGCTGGTGCCACAAGCTACGGCGCATGGCATAACGCTAACCAGAGCGGATCAGGTTGTGTGGTGGGGGCCAGTGTCCTCCACCGAAATATATTTGCAAGCCAACGCACGCGCACACCGCCAAGGCCAGACACGCAATGTAACCATCACGCACCTGCAAGGAAGCCCTGTTGAAAAACGCATGTACACCATGCTCCAGAACAAAATCGACTTGCATGAATCGTTGGTCGCGTTGTATAAACAAGAAATAAGTTGACTGTGTTGTACTACCAAGGAGAAACTATGGACGCATCGAAGCTTGTGCAGGTCTACATAAAAATCCGCGACGCCAAGGACTTACTCGTGCGCGAGCACGAAACCAAACTTGCGGAGCTTAACACCCAGCTAGAAGCTGTTGAGCACGAGCTGCTTGAAATCTGCAAGGCCACAGGCCAAGACGGAGGCAAGACTGCGTATGGGTCTTTTACCAAGACCATCAAGACGCGCTATTGGACAAACGACTGGGACAGCATGTACGGATTTATCAAAGAGAACGACGTGCCCCAACTGCTCGAACGCCGTATACACCAAGGCAACTTTAAAGAATTTCTTGGAGCAAACCCGGATAAGCTGCCAGTCGGCTTGAACGTCGACTCCAAGTACAGCATCACCGTTCGTAGAGCTAAGTAGTTTTGCGCGTATCGGCACTCGCGCTTTATGCAGTCCTAAGTGCCGACAACCAAGCTGTCTAACCATTAGAAGGAACACCATGAGCAACATTACCCTGTTCAATAGCGGCGCTTCTCTGCCTGACTACCTGCGCAACCCTGAAGACGACATCACCAAGTCGCTTGCTGGCCAAAGCAACACCAAGTCCATCTCCATCAAAGGCGGCGTGTGGCGCATAATGTCTGGGGGCGAAGAAATCGCTCGGAACGAAAACCGCGCCATGAACTTTGTGATCGTGGCCGCTGCCAAGACCAATTCGCGCACCTACTTCGCAGGCAAGTACGAGGAAGGTAAGGACGCTGGCCCTACCTGTTGGTCTGCCGATGGCGTCAAACCCAACGACGAAGTCCCAGCCGAGCAGCGCCAGCACCGCAACTGCGCAGACTGCCCTCAAAACATTGAGGGTTCTGGCGAAGGCAAGTCCCGTGCGTGCCGGTTCAGCCGCCGCCTTGCGGTTACTCTTGAGAATGATATTCACGGAGACATCTATCGGCTTCAGCTCCCTGCCAAATCTGTGTTTGGCAAGCCTGTCGATGGCAAGATGAGCCTGCAAGCTTACGCCAACTTCCTGTCTGGACACGGCGTGCCCATCAGTGGCGTGGTGACTGAGGCTCGGTTCGATACCGCCGAGGCTGTGCCGGTACTGCGATTCAAGGCACTGCGCCCGCTTACGCGTGACGAGTGGGATCAGTCTAAAGCTGCCGGTAATTCTGACGATGCTCGTCGTGCTATTGAGTTCAAGCTCAATGTCAAAGCGGATAAACAGCAAGCGCTGCCAGCAGCTTTTGTGCGAAGCCCTGCTGCCGTGGAAGTGTCAGAATCTGTGGAGGTATCAGAGCCGGTTAAGCGCCCCAAGAAAGCAGCTCCGCAAGACGTAGTTGTGGAAAAGCCCAACGTCTCTGACATCCTCAGCGACTGGAGCTCTGACGACGATGAGTGATGCCCGAGGGTACAGCGCAGTGCTTGCCGAGCAGGTGGCTGCGGCTGATCCCTCGCTGCCGGGGGTGCGCCTAGCCAAAGCTTGTATGGCGCGAGGTATCTCCGTATGGGAGGTATCTCGCAAACTAGGGGTAAGCCGGACTATTATTTATCAGTGGTTCTGCGGTAGAGTTAGCCCGCGACCCAAGCACTTGGAGCAAATTTTTAAGATGCTTTCGGAGTTTGATGCGGCATAATCAGTACCGAGGCTAGGCTACGCTGATCCCGTAGCGACGAGGCGGACCACGGGACCGCCGCCTCACCTTCTTCCCGACAACCGACCCCGTGTGAGGCTATGTGAGCGCCACCTTCTTAGACGCTGTATTGCCGTCTGCTGGTACATATTGTGTTGCACGAATCAACAGCAAAAATAAGAAAGCTGTCCAGCACCGGTTTTGCAAAACAACGCACGAACTTGAACAGGCCGTTCAAGAACTAAGCACTGAAGACTGGAACGTGTACGTGGCTATGGCCACCTACGCCGATCCCACCGCAGGCCGTACTGCGGCCAACGCCATCGAACTCAAGAGCTTGTTCATCGAGCTTGATAGCCACGACGGCGTGCCTTACGCCAGCCCCACTGAGGCCAGCAAAGCACTCAAACAATTTATCCGCGACGCCAAGCTGCCCAAGCCCACGGTGGTGTTCTCTGGGCGCGGAGTGCAGGCATACTGGGCGTTCACTGAGCCTGTGCCAGTGGCGCAGTGGCTGCCGGTAGCCCGCCAGCTCAAGACCTTTTGCCTTACCCAGGGGCTTAAGATCGACCCCCAAGTTACCGGGGACGCCGCGCGTATCATGCGTATGCCGGGCACCATCAACTACAACTCGCCTGACAAGCCTCAGGCGGTGGTGGTGTATCTGGGGCAGCCCACACCGTTTGTCGAGCTCTGCGCGCTTCTGCCCGCTCCGCCGGCAGACCTCACGGCGGCCACAGCGTTCGGCGCGGATGACCTCACGCAGACTCTGGCCCGGAGTACGGGCAACCTGCCCGACAGCGAGTTTGCCTTGCTGCTGGATAAAAGTCAGCGCGGTACAGGCTGCGCCCAAATAGCGTGGGCCCATACCAACCAGTCCGCTGTACAGGAGCCCATGTGGCGCGCGGTGCTGTCTATCGCTGGCACTTGCGTGGACGCGGATGTGGCCGTGCACACTATCTCGCAGGGGCACCCTGAGTATTCCGCCTCAGCCACAGTAGACAAAGCGCAGCGAGTGGCGGGCAAGCCTTACACCTGCCAGTGGTTCCGGGATAACTACCCTGAGCACTGCAATGGATGCCAACACAAGATTACCAGCCCTATCGTGCTGGGCCGTACCGTCCGGGCTGCGCCCACTACCGTCGAGGACGGC